TCCAATTGATCCGAGTTCTTTGATAACTTCAGGGTTGTTGTCGTAGTGCTTTGCAATCTTCAGCTCTTTTACCTTCTCAACCTTTGCCTTGTTGCTGCCTGTCGCATAGATGTGGTCTTGTCTGATACCAGCACGAGCAGCTCTTGCCTTCATTTCGGTTGAAACTTCCGATCGTGCAGAAATGATATACACTTCGTCACCGCTATTGACTAGCTCGGTGGTAGTTGCTAGACCATCAGCAGTTGAGAAAGTGCCGTCATAATCGAAACTGATTCTTCTGGCGGCTAATTGCACTCCAAACTGGTGAGCGCAGATCGCATAGCGCTGATCTTCGGTCGGATATTCTGCTTTCATTTTTTCATCGATCATGCAACGAGATACGAACTCTTGTTCGCTCTCGTTTGAATTTGGAATTGGTAGTGGCATATTTCTAAAATTTATTTACTTCGGCTTGAATGGTAGATAGGTCAATGAATTTCTGGTCTTGATTTGTGTAGAACGCATCGCATAAGGTCACTTCAATCTCGGTTTTAGACTCAACGAAATAGAGCTTCTGATTCATAGGATAAATCATTGATCCCTTACTATGGATGTAACCTTCGATTAGTAGATCCAGACGTTCTTCACAGATAACGTGCAGCCCTTCTATGCGAAAGAAGGTGCTATCATCTGCCTCATAGCATTCTATTGCTTTGTCGAATATTAGTTGTGCAAGTTCCTTATACATTAGATGTGGTTGTTAAAGATTCCTAGAATTCTTTGAGCTGCTTCGATTTGTGATTTAGTAGCATTCGGAAGCATATTGATAGATTGCGCATCCCATGAATCAATCTTGTTAATTCGGCAAGATGAGTTACCATTCATTGTGTAGACCTTCATAACCTTGTCATTGCCTACGTTAGTGAATAGTTCAAAGTCACCGTCAGAGTAGGAATTAATAACGCAGAACGGCTCATTGATAGTGAAGCTGATTTCTTTGACTTCGTGAATTGTAATTTTGTCCATTTGTTTTGTTTTTATTTGTTATTGATAGGCCAAATGTAAAACAATCTTTCCCACAAAACCAAATCTTTTTTAAAATATTTTTTATACGAAGTCAAAAGATCGTCTTTGAATGACTAGTTCAAAGTGCATTCGCATCATTATCGCATCTGCATAGTCGGGGCTTTTATTGGTTCTGCGCTTGATCTCGTCCTTTGGCGTAACCTGGAGCTTTCCGTCACTATCTGACTTGTGTCGCTTGATCATCTCTAGTTCTTCAATAATCAAATCCTTCGGGCCATCTATGAAGGTGATAGCATTGTTCTCCACGATTTGCGCGAGCTTGTAGTAGCATTCTGCTTTCTTATTCATGTATCGTCCATCGACAGGACGCGAGCCATTTACGAATCCTACGCAACGGAGCATATCGCAGCAACCACCGCCAACCCCATCTTCATCGCAAAGGACATTCTTCAATATCACATTATGGTCTTTCATCAATTGCCTTATCACGTCTACGACTTCCGTCACTCCTTTCTTTCGGAGTTCAACTATCTTAACAACCGTCATACCTTCCCATACAACTATGATAGTCCTATCTTCTCCAAATCGAGCAATATCGGCAGTGATGTACTTGGTTGCTCCTATCACTTCATGACGGAAGCATCTGATCAAATCGGAAGTCTGGAATAGTTTATCGCTATCATCGTCATACTCCCAGTTGCCTTCAAGCAGTCGTTTGCGATCGAACTCGCCTAGCTTACCAAGAGATTCGAGATATGTCTTTGATAGTTCTGGATTGTCGGTTGGCAATGCTTGAATGAAGGTGCGATCTTGTCGAATGCTTCCGTTCTTCGCAGCAAGGTAGAACTCGTTATAAATCCATCCCTTTGACGGGTTACAAGTCATCAATCCTTTGGGCAGATCATGGGGCATATTAAAGCGAACGCGAGAGTGTAGTATGTCAATGCATCGCTTACTTACTTCCGTAACTTCATCAACAAAATAGTCGGTGACTTCGATCGATCCGAAGCGCTGGAACTCGGGATCTGAAGGAAGGTCAGCCAAGTCCATGAGGATTATCTCGCTGCCATTATTAAATCGAATGACACTATCTTGTTGGTTATAGCTGAAATGCTTATCTGGTATCAATCCCATTGCACTCGTACGCTCAAAAAAAGTTTTGAGTGTTGATTGCTTTAACCGCTTCAACTCACTTCGTCCAATCAATCCGCGAGTGTTAGGATATTTCAGCCTTCGTTTTATCTGCCAATCGCAACCGAGAAAACTTTTCCCGCTTCCAGCACTTCCTCCGTAAAGCTCATTTGAATGCGGGCCGCAATGCTTGGCGAATTAGCGCACCATTTATGTTCGATTGGCTTTACAAGACCGAACGACTAAGCGATAACGATCTGACAGACGAAGAATGGCGAGCCGTCAAGCTAACTGCAAAGCGTAATGTGATGTTTGAGCGCAAACTGAATAAAGGGCTTGTGGATCGCATGAGCAACTTGGAGCGTGATCAGTACAACATCGCGTGCATTCAAGAAGGGAAGCGAATTGTTTACGAGAAATACCTTAGTCAACTATGATGCAGTTAAAACTTTTTGATGATCCAAAACCGATTAGGAAACCACCTAAATTTAGGAGATCAATGCCTAGAAGTTTTGGAAGTATGCGATGGACAATTCAAGAGAAAATAAATATCAACGGATATTGCGGATCATTTGACTATATGTATCCAAAGAAGTGGTTTCAATTCAATGTTTTGACTTATCGTATGTCCGATCGTATTAAAATTGCCAATAATGACGGGCGTTAATTACAACGAGAAGCAACTACTTTGTTTAAATCTTTGGGGCGCTGTATGCGCCCCCTTTGCATAAATGTAATATCTTTATCGCATGAAAGAAAACGCTAAAATTTGGATTGCCACTAACTCGATAGATGGTGAGCAATGGAAATCCGTATCAAATACGAACGAAAGATACGTTGTAAGTGACTTGGGTAGATTACTAACAACAGGTTATAGAGGATCACAAAAGTGTCAATTAATGAAACCAGCTAAGGATGCGAATGGCTATTTAAGGACAGTGCTTTTAATAGATGGAAAGCTAAAAACAATTAAGTTGCATCGCATAGTAGCGTTAGAATTTATTACTAATCCATTTTCAAAGTCACAAGTCAACCATGTGAATTTTATTCGTGATGATAATAGAGTAGTAAATCTTGAATGGACCACACCAAAAGAAAATTCCATGCACTCTTATTCAAATGGAAGAATTAAACAGCCAATTTGCACCAACTTTGTGAAAGGATCAAAAGTAGGAACTTCTAAATTAAATGAAGAACAAGTGTTAGAAATACGGTCAAAGTTCAAACCGCGTATTTGCACTAGAAAAATGCTTGCAGCGGAATACGGAGTAAGCCATCACACAATTAAGGATGTAATATTGAGAAGATGGAAACACGTATAGAGTATAATCCAAAGCAATTAAAGGCGCTTGAAGCGCTTGCTGTTGATAGCGATATTGAACAGGTACTTTATGGTGGAGCCGCATCAGGCGGAAAGTCGTTTCTTGGTTGTGACTGGCAAATAAAAAGACGCCTAAAATATGCTGGTACTAGAGGATTGATCGGAAGGTCAGAATTGAAAAGATTAAAGCAGTCAACACTAAAGACTTTCTTTGAAAGAGCAAGTGCGCTCGGTCTAGTATCTGAAAAACATTTTGTATATAACCAACAGGAAAGCTTTATTAGGTTCAACAATGGAAGCGAGATCATTCTTATGGACCTTGCGGACCTTCCAAGTGACCCAGAGTTTCAGCGTTTTGGATCCATAGAGATCACAGATTACTTTGTCGATGAAGTGACAGAAGTTAGTAAACGATGTATGGAGATTCTACATTCACGAGTTCGCTTCAAACTACCTCATGGCAAATTAAAAGGTCTTATGACTTGCAATCCCTCGAAAGGATGGATATACAACGAATTTTATATTGGTGCTAAAAACGGAACCCTGAGAGAGGATCGCGCATTTATACCAGCACTACCAACAGACAACCCGCATATTGCAGCATCTTATCTTGAAAGTTTGCAAAAGTTAAATGACTTCGATCGCAAAAGGCTACTCGAAGGCAATTGGGAGTATGACGATGACAGCGATAAACTATTTCAGACTTCCGATTTGATTAGGTGCTTTCGCCATGAAGTGTTAGGAGCAACCAAATACATCACGGCTGACATCGCTCGCTTTGGGGAGGATAGGACAATTATTGTTGTATGGGAAGGCATGACGGTTGTTAATATTGTTGAACTCCGAAAGAAAGGAGTTACGGAAGTCGTAGACGTGATAAGGCAATTGATGAAAGACCATAATGTGATATTGAAGAACGTACTCTGTGATGAAGATGGAGTTGGTGGAGGCGCAGTTGATATGCTCCGTTGCGTAGGGTTCGTTAATGGATCGCGTCCTGTAGATGTCAGATATATGAATAAGAAGGCAGAATGCTACTACAAACTAGCGCAGATCGTGGAGAACAATGCTATCACCTTCATAGATGGCCCGAAGGATTTGATAATCGAAGAGCTAGAGATGATCAAGCGCCACAAGTCTGATAGTGACGGCAAGCTCCAGGTTACGCCAAAGGATGAAATCAAGCGCAGAACCAACAAAAGCCCCGACTATGCCGACGCAATTATGATGCGAATGCACTTTGAGTTAGTGCCGCAGCGTAGGAGTTTCGACTTCGTGTAAAAAATATTTTAAAAAAGATTTGGTTTTGTGGGAAAGATTGTTTTACATTTGGCCTATCAATAACAAATAAAAACAAACACAATGGACAAAATTACAATTCACGAAGTAAAAGAAATCAGCTTCACTATCAATGAGCCGTTCTGCGTAATTAACTCCTACTCTGACGGTGACTTTGAACTATTCACTAACGTAGGCAATGACAAAGTGATGAAGGTCTACACAATGAATGGTAACTCTTCTTGCCGCATTAATAAGATCGATTCATGGGATGCCAAATCTATCAATATGCTTCCGAATGCTACCAAAGCACAGATCGAAGCAGCCCAAAGAATTCTAGGAATCTTTAACAACCACATTTAATGTACAAGGAATTAGCACAACTAATATTCGACAAAGCAATAGAATGCTATGACCTAGATGACAGCACCTTCTTTCGCATAGAAGGGCTGCACGTTATCTGCGAGGAGCGTCTAGACTTGCTGATCGAAGGTTACATCCATAGTAAAGGATCAATGATTTACCCAATGGATCGGGATCCTTACTTTATCGAATCTAGCACCGAGATTGAAGTAACTTTGTGCGATGCGTTCTACACTAACCAAGACCAGAAATTCATTGACCTATCCACCATTCAAGACGAAGTAAATAAATATTAATATGCCACTACCAATTCCAAATTCAGCCGAGAGCGAACAAGAGTTCGTATCTCGTTGCATGATTGACGAAAAGATGAAAGTCGAATATCCAACCGAAGATCAACGCTATGCTATTTGCGCCCATCAATTCGGTGTCCAGTTAGCCGCCAGGCGAATTAGTTTCGACTATGACGGTACTTTCTCAACTGCTGATGGTCTAGCAACTGCCACCGAGCTAGTCAATAGCGGTGACGAAGTGTACATCATTTCTGCACGCTCCGAAGTTTCAACCGAAATGAAGGCAAGAGCTGCTCGTGCTGGCATCCGTCAAGACCACATCTACGCTACAGGCAGCAACAAAGCAAAAGTTGAGAAGGTGAAAGAGCTGAGAATTGCTAAGCACTACGATAACAATCCCGATGTTGTCAAATCACTCGGATCAATTGGAGAACTAATTTAATCAATATGAAAGTAAAACCACACATTCTAATCAAAGACGCCCGAAAGAGATGGCGTGAAGAAGGCGTGCAGAAGGAAGGCAAAGGCTATCGCGTCTGCCTTGTTGCACACAATGGCGAAATGCTGATGCATAGCGAAGTGCTTAATACACCTCATGCAGTCGGCATTCATCTCAAATCATTCATTCGAGTTACGGGCCACAAGACCGATTATACGACAGGATGGATCGCGGCTAAAAGTCAAGCCATCGAACTAGTTTACAATGGCACTAATCCACATATCAAAAAACACATTTTTTAACCCCAACAAAAAAGTCTTATGAAGCAAAAAGGCCACCGTCAGAAGTGGCCTTTTTTTTATTCAAAATGATATGCTTTAGTTCTTATCGCTGAACCACATTAAGTAGTCACCATGCTGCTCCATATCGCGCAAATCAAAGCATACATCCGTTGCCCATACCTTCGCATTTGGATTGCTCTTTGGTGCTGATGTCATTTCGAGAATCACATAGCAAGGTTTCGACTTATCGCAGTATATGGTATTTGTTGCCTTGTCAATTCTTGGGCTAGTTGAAGCTACAACCTTCCATTTGTCAGCGTTCTTTGTGTTGTCCCAATAAAAATCCGAATAACCTTCACATTGACCAAATAGGCCATAACCTAAAATTGCCTGTGATTCCGTCATGTTGGAATATTGGCAAGCATTAAGTAACTTCATGCGATAGGTGAAATTTGGAATGCCATACGTCAATAGGCCACTCATATCCTTTAAGCCAATTAGATTGAATGTCGACCACGTTTGGCCGCTGATCCATGATCTATTGTAGAGAGTATCACCAACCAATTGAAGGCGCGGAAAGGCGCTCGTCACTTGATCACTTGGGCAAGTTACAGAAGTAGTCACCCATGTGCATTTATCCCAAAGTTTTGCGGGAGTTCCGTTGAACATAAAGCAGTCCTTCGCCACTCGTGCAGCCGTAGCCGTGAAGTTGACGCCAGTTCCCGCAGCCGCAACAGATTCGCCACCTTTGAAAGTCACGTTATCAACTCCGCAGTATGCGGCAATTTCAGATGGTGTTTTGCCGATCATGAAATCGTAGGCCAAGCAAACGAAAGTATAGAATGGCGTTTCATCTCTTACTGATTTGGTGCTGCCGTTTGAAGTATTCGAGTAGATGATCTTTGACTTCGGAAGGCCCGTGCTATTGCCCTTGCGATTCGTTGGATTAGCCGCACGCTCGTAGGTATTTGATGAAGTGCGAGTGTAGTATCTCAATTCATTCTCAACGAGCTGAGATGTGAACGCTACGGGATAGGTAGTGACAGGCTTCAAGTAGAACGAAATGTTCTTTGATTGAAGCACTCCGTTGACTGATTTGCTGACAACTGTCATAGTAGGGTAAAAGCCTGTAATACTTTGAATCTTGTCACCAATTACAAAGGATAGTTCCGATGGAATACCGACCGCCTCTGGTGATAGTAGTTGAGCAGATGCCGAAATCGTCAGCATCGAGACGATTAAAATAAATAATTTTCTCATGTGTTTGGGTGTTGAATTATAGTTAAATTTATTACATTCTTTCTCATTATATTCATCAAGGCGTCAACCATCCCGTCTTGCGTACAGGTACGGCCAACTACATAATGGTGACGGGTTTTCTTAACTAGCCAACCGATTGTCTCGCAGACATAAATTGCTGGTTTGTGGTTGGCAGGATCAGTCCATTCGGTGCTGCTCTCGTAGTGATCTTGCCACGATATATGTACAATTGGGTAGTGCATTCAAAATGGATCAAAAGTAGTGAGAAAACCGACCAAATTGTCCTTTGCCTTTTGCGTGCAGATAGCACTCAACAGCCTTTGGAGCGTGTGAATACATCTGCGCCATGTGCCAGCTATCAGTTCCGCTAACACTTCTGCTCGTTTCAATGGTTATACTCATGTGATCCTTACTCGTTTTGTGGTGAATATGCTGCTTGTATACGTTGCGAAACTTGCTCTGTGACCATTCTTTCGGAAATTCATGCGGAATGCTTAACGCAAGCCTATCTTCGTTTCCTTCGCCATGCGTGAACACGATCAAATTGTCGTGCCACAAGAACGCTTTTCGCGGGTTAGGCGAGACGTCAAACGTCACGTTAGCGCACTTGATAAACCACGCCTCTATCGTTTGAGCCAAACACCACCCCATCACGTTGTCATGGTTGCTCATATTGTGAATAACGTGAACATCTGCCACCGACATAAGTGCTTCGATGATTTCAACGTAAAGTTTGCGAGCGAAATTAAACTGATCATACCACATCCCTTCAGTATCCTGAGGCGTTCCGTTGGTAGTAGTGCGTCTTTTATTGTCGGTGTGCATAATGTCTCCTCCAATTGTCAAGATAATCTTGTCGATTCCGAAATTGGCTGTTAATGACATCAAGCCTTTGATGCCTTCCATCACTCTGCTTACCGCGATCTCCACATTGTAGTCCTCACCTACTTCCGAGATTCGTGCAAGCTTTCCGATGTGAATATCTGCTGGATCAATAACGAGACAAGTGCCTGAGTTTATAGGTCTCCGCGAAATGACGGGATAGACTGGAGCATATTGGCGCATGACGGCCATGTTGTCGAACAACAACTCCTCTACCGTCTTGTCGTTGGTGGCATTAATAGAGATCTTCTTCGATTTGTACCAGAAGTAATTGACATTCTCAATTGGTATTCCAGCACGCTCAGTTTCACGCTCCAGAACTGATCTATCTTTGTCGGGAAGATTAGCTATCTTCTTTAGTTGTCTCCGATACAAGGTCATCTTGCATCGAAAGGTCTCTTTTGCAGCGTATGGGTTGCCCTCTAGTGCGAAGATTTCCATGTTGCTTTTGCCATCTTTGATGTGCTGCTCAACTCGAATTCTCCAATCACTTTTTTGGCTTTTCATGTGCTTCGGATTTATGGGTTAACCACAAGTATCTTATCTAGCCCCGTGAACCGACAATCTATATGCGTCCACGTCTTGGTGAAGTTTACGTTTTCGAGAGTAGTAATCAATTGATTCTTGATTAAAAACTGCTCGTTCTCATGAATGATGGCGTGCACTTGCTTTGGAGTTAGCCCACTAACCTTTATATCCATTGCTCGGCCAAATTTGTGTTGACTGAATTTCGCACCAGTCGTTGTTTGAAATTCGCGCAATCCACTCTCACGATATTGCCCTCCGTTGATCCAATTGTTTACCGTTATTGGCTTGCCAATTACTTCGCGCAAGTGATCAAGTGCCATGACTATGCGATAGTCTATCAACTGCATAGCATTTTCGCCCCTTGCAGAATAGATCGAAGGCGGCACTAGCTCATCAAGAAAGAAATAGTTACTTACTTTGATTCGTTGCATTGGCGATCATTTCGTTTTTCTTCATGGAATTGCGAGTCGTTCCTAGATAGTAACTAAACGCCATGCCCACAAACGTGAACACTTGACCCGCTGCCATATTGAATAGGTCTTTTTTCTCCGCTGGAATACCGATAGGAGAGGCAAGAAAGAAAAGAATTGAAATATACATAGCCAGCGCAACAATTACGACCATTCCAAAGATCCAATCGCGCTTGCCACCATTTGCCTTCAAGAATTCTATCTCTCTATTTCTTGCGCTATCTCTGTCGGCTACTTCTGCCTTAAATGCTTCAAAGTCTATGCGCTCTAACTCTAGCTCGTAGTTGGCCTTCTCTTGGTTAAATTCGGCAACGATAGCGGCTTGCTCTGGTGACTCGACCGAATGGTCATTCAGCATCTTGCCGACATTGGTGAAAACGTCCTTGCCAGTTACTGCTCCAACGCCTTCAAGCACCTTGCCCATGATTGGCTTCGCACGTTCCAAGAATTGCGCGAACTTAGTTTCTGAAAACGGTTTTCTTTCTGTTGCCATATTGCTGATTTTTACAAAGTTACAAAAAAGCCACTCGCGAAAGTGGCCTAATTGGATGAGGACATTCGTCCTAAGGTAGTGCTTTATTTCACGTCCAACTTATTCGCGATTATTGCTAGAAGCTTTGACATCTCGTGTATCTCCTTTCTTATTTCGCTCATTTCGCTCCACAATTTGTCGTTATTATTTGACGCTTGTAGCTTATGTTCTTTGAGATCAATTTCGAGCATTTCGATTTTTGTTTTGATGGCTGTGACTTCGTTGTTATGCCTTACCCAAATGCCAACCGCAGCAGCTAAAAGACCAAAGCAAGAAATAAGAATTGGAATGTCCATAGACTAGAGAAGAATTATCGTATTTGTTAACCTTTGCGTGAGCTTGTAATATGCATTTCCATCACCATCTAAGATACTTGGATAATCTTCTGTGAGTAATTGCGTGTCTTGAATTGCCTCGTAGACATCAAAGCGTTGCACTAATAGGCTGAGATCAGTTGTTACGCTTTTGAATGGAGTAGTGCCCATCGTAAGTGCATTGCTAACGTATTCGATTCCGCGAATAGTCACAACACTTATCGTCTGCCCAGGAGTCAATTGAGTTGTCATTTCTTGTCTTTTGATTTATTTATCTTCGACAAGAATACGAGTAACTTTTTTTCGTTTGCAATTTGACGCTCTGTTTTTTTCTTAGCCATGTGTTCCTCGTTGGATTAGTTGTGGATCAAAACGTGGATTGCTAGTTCGTGATGTTGCCGACATTGAGCTAGTGAATATTTGAGTATTCAAAAATGAGTTCGTCTTTGGAAATTTATTCGGCCATACGTTATCGTTGTACTCTGGTATATCACCTGAGTTCGCACACAAGAAATCAATGAGCCTTTGAGTATAGCTCTCAGCCTTGCTCTTTGCTTCATTCTTTAAGTTACTCATCTCGGTATCTGTGATCGTTTCAACGTCCTCAGCAGTTCTCTTATATAACCCTCCGTTGTCGTGCTTGATATACATCATAGGGTATAGATGGTAGAGTGTCCACCAGGATAGAACCTTCGGGATATAATCACTCATTAATACATCGTAAATGCCTGACCAATCGTTAACGTCATCCTTCAATCTATTAATCAAAGAAGTGCCGAGATATTGCTCCAAATGCATATCCTGTGCAACGTATGTAGCAGCACTGATCAAGTTTTCATCTAGTGAATCGTTAATTTGCGTGAACTTCATAAGCGTTTTTTTGCTGATGAGTTTAACCTCTTGAATTGTTGCCATTATGCGAATCGTTTATTAGTTGGAAGGAAGCCATTGAACGGCATATCTACTGGTAGTTGTGCAACTTGTTTTTCATTTCGCACTTTATAGCCCATTCGCTCAGCTCTTGCGACTGCAATCTTGCGAGCGTTGGGATTGTTGACATCAATGCCAGCACCTTCGAGACTCATGTATACTTCTTTTTGCCAAAAATGGTGACAATCTCCACCGCCTTTGTAGAACCATATAGAGTAAGTGTCTGCACCATTCGGCCCCCAACCTTGATTGACTGCTTTGTTCTCCATCTGCACTATATCTTCTTTGCGATATAGTTTGTTAGCGTTCATCATTTTAAAGCAGAAGTCGCGTGTGTTGTCGCTATTCTGACCTCTGT